ATTGATAAAATTAATTTATATTATAAGTCTTCAAAAAGATTACCTTTTTCATTTGCTCCTGAAGATAAGTTATGGTTAAGTAAGGTTGACAACTTAAAATCATTTAATGATGTTGTCAAGCTTGCTAAACTATTATTAAACTGGCAGAAAAAACAAATTAAAAAAATGAAAAAACTACCTGGTTTTGATAATCACGTATTAGTTGAGAATTACAAATTATCAGATAAAGATTCTGATAACAACGTTAACAAAAAAGATGTTAAAGATTCAAATAAACAAGATAATGAATCAGAGTCTTCTAATGATAATGAACAAGGCGACAATGACGGTGATTCAAAATCAGACGATTCAGGTGAAAAAGAAGACAACACTAAAACAGAAAACAAAGGTTCTAATCCTGATGGTGCTGGTGGTGAGGGTGGTTTAAAACCAGGCCTAACTGCTATTACTGATAAAACTTATGAGTTAGCAAAAGAAAGTTTACTAGATACAAAAACTAAATTTACTTATGTTAACTTACCAAAACCTAATTTAGACAAAATAATATATTCAAATAAAAAGTGGCTTGAAACTTGGAGAGAATATAGATACCAGAATGTTTATGGTTCAAAAAGAAGAAGAACAGTTTATTTAAATTGGTTAAAAAACTCTTTTACTAAATTTAAAAACGATAACAAGAAAACGGTTATGTATCTTGTTAAAGAGTTTGAAATGAAAAAATCTGCTACTGCTTATAAAAGAGCAAACACTAGTAAAACAGGTATTATTGACCCTCTTAAATTAAGTCAGTACAAATATAATGATGATATTTTCAAAAAGTTAACTATTTTACCAGACGCTAAAAATCACGGTATGATTATGTTGTTAGATTGGTCTGGTTCTATGGCAGATGTTATCAAACAAACAATTGACCAACTTATGAATCTAGTTTGGTTTTGCCAAAAAATTAATATACCTTATGAAGTATATCTATTTTCATCTGAAATACATACATATAATTCAGGTGATAGAACATATAGAACAGATTTAAACTCTGGCCTTTGGAACTACAAACACGGTGACGGTATTTTTGATAACTTTCATTTAATAAATGTTGCCAGCCACAAAATGAAAAAACTACAATTAGATGAGTCTCTAATGTATCTATATCATTTAGGTTTATCTTATGAGGGTAGATATACTAGATTTGATACTAATATTTCAGAGGACAAAGGTGACGTAATGGATACTCCCACACAATATTACCTAGGAACTACACCTCTTAATGAGTCTTTAGTTGTTATGAATAAAATTGTGCCAATGTTTAAAGCAAAATACAATATTGAAAAACTTACTTTTATTACATTAACTGATGGCGCTTCAAACAGTAATTATTCTATTCAAACAGTTGAGAATACTGAAAACGGTTTAAAGCAATCTGATGACGATACTGGTACTCCTGTCATTAAAATTGGTAAAAAACAATACAGTATGGGAGAAAGAGAACTATATGGTAATGTAACACCTTTATTATTAAAAGTTTTAAAAGAAGAACACGGTATTAATACAATTGGTTTCTTTTTAGCTAAGAGATTGAGAGCTTGGGATATGGACAGATATGTTGACAGAAAAAAATTCAAAACGTGGGAACAAAGACACGATCAGTTACAAAAGCTTAAAAGTCAATTTAATAAAGAGAAGTGTGCTATTGTTAACAAAGATGGTTATAACAAATACTTTGTAATTAATGGTAAAACTATGAAAGTTGAGAATACTGATTTATCAGCAGTAAATGATGGTATGAAATCTGCCTCTATTAAAAGACTATTCAGTAAATCAATGAAAGGAAGAATCATTTCCAGAACACTTTTAAACAAATTTATACAGGAGGTTGCCTAGATGATAGTAAATACAATGCTTTTTATAGGCTTGACTTCTACGCCAATTCTGATAGGATGGTACCATATTTAATATGAAAAAGAAAGGACAATACACTATGTTAAATGCTAAACAACAAGAGTATGTTGACCACGCTAAAAAGCTGTTTGGTAAAACTACTCTATCCGTTGCTGAGTTGAAAAAAGCCAATAGTAAATTTGGTTGTAAGTATGCTCCACAATGGTTGATAAAAAATAAAGATTACAAAGTTGGTAAATCTTTATTTAAATTACCAGTTGAGGGTGATGACGCTAAAAACGAAACACCTAATAAAGAAGCTGAAAAAATATTAACGCCTGTTTCTGAAACTAAAAAAGAGGCGGCTTATATTGTTTCATCTTTAACAGGTAATATCGTACCTAAAAAAGATCCAATATTCGTATCTTTTGGTAACTATCCAGATATTAAATCTATTGTAAAATCTAATAGATTTTATCCTGTGTTTATTACAGGTCTTTCTGGTAACGGTAAAACTATGGGTGTTACCCAAGCTTGTGCCGAGGCTAAAAGAGAACTGATTAGGGTTAATATTACAATTGAAACAGACGAGGACGACCTACTTGGTGGTTATAGATTAAAAGATGGCCAAACAGTATGGCAAAATGGTCCTGTTATTGAGGCGATGGAAAGAGGCGCTATTCTGTTATTAGACGAGGTTGACTTGGCTAGTAATAAGATTATGTGTTTACAACCAATCCTTGAAGGCTCTGGTGTCTTTGTTAAAAAGATTAACAAGTTTGTAAAACCAGCTCAAGGTTTCAATGTGATAGCGACTGCTAATACTAAAGGGCAAGGTTCAGATGACGGTAAGTTTATCGGTACCAATGTTCTTAACGAGGCATTTTTGGAAAGATTTCCTGTTACTTTTGAACAGAAATATCCAAGTGTTGCTATTGAGAAAAAAATACTTAACAATACCTTAAAAGCTTCTGGTAAATCAGATGTCAAGTTTGTAGATAAACTTACAACTTGGGCTGATGTAATCAGAAAAACTTACTTTGATGGTGGTGTTGATGAGATCATATCAACTAGAAGACTTGTACATATTACACAAGCGTTTGCTATCTTTGACAATAAGATGAAAGCGATTCAAATGTGTACTAATAGATTTGATGATGATACAAAAAATTCTTTTGTTGAGTTATATACAAAGGTTGACTCTGGCGCTAGTGTCGAAGACATTATAGAAGATCAGAGAAAAGCTGACGTAGAAGCTCAAAAAGAGAGTGACAAAGATAGTGAGTCGGATGACGAAGATGTTATCTAAATCTATCAAACATAGTGTAGTCCTAGGTGGAGGGGTAGTGCCCTCCACCACTTACTACACATTAGGAGAGGAGGTAAATTAAATTGAGTATTACAATTCAAGTAAGAAACGGTAATGTAGAGCAAGCTTTAAGGGTTATGAAAAAGAAACTCCAAAAAGATGGTTTTCTAAAAGAACTAAAAGCCAGACAATATTTTGAAAAACCCTCCGAGAAAAAACGTAGGAAGAAAAAAGAGGGCATAGCAAATGTTAAGAAAAAAAAGGCTAAATTAATGAGAACTAGAGGTTACTAATGGGTTATGAAACAATCATATTAGCAGTTTTTTTTGGTCTTTGGATTTATGGCCAGTTTTAAGAATTTTACGCCATTTTTTGTTGTATATATATTATGGTCAGGCTATTCGTAAGTCCTGACGGCGTAAAAAACAACGATAAGAAATTATCGGTGTCGCAAAAACGGTGACCTTTGGCAGTTTGTACTCCGTGACAAAAGAAACTGCCATTTATAGGTTACGCTTGACCTTAACAAAGCAGTCCAGATTGGTGGCCTGGAAATTGATCAAAGCCACTTGTAATTATTAAAATAATGATTATATAAATACTTGTACAACGCCATAATGGGTTGTACTTAAAATAAACTTGCTTAACAAAAGGAGTTATAATGACTAATAGAGCAATTTCAATTTTTAATCAATTAAGACCACTATCAGTAGGGTTTGATGATGTGTTCAATCATTTTGAACATATGTTAGATACAGATTTTACGAGTGTTCCAAACTATCCACCATACAATATCATTAAGACAGGTAAATATACCTATGATATTCAAGTAGCACTTGCTGGTTATGGTAAAAAAGATATAGATGTTTCTTTTGAAAACAGCGTCTTAACAGTTAAATCTGTAAAAGATAAAGACACAAAAGAGGTTGAAGAAAACGATGGTGTACTACATAAGGGTATCGCCAAAAGAAACTTTACCAAGTCTTTTACTATCGCTGAAGATGTAGAAATCAAAGGCGCAGAGCTAAAAGATGGTTTATTGAGTGTATCAATGGAAAGAGTTATTCCAGATCACAAAAAAGCTAGAACAATAGAGATTAAATAATCTAAAAGTAGAGAGCGCTCAGACTTGACTTTTGAGCGCTCTTACTATATAATGAGAAGTATAAATTTATAGGAGTTATATTATGGAAATACCAAAGGTGACATTTAAGATAAGAGAAGGCGACCTATCGGAAGACGGTGGTTGTAATTTTGACGAAGGCTGTTGGACAGAAAAAACATCAGACGAAATCTTTAACAATAAAAAAATTATAGTATTCAGTTTACCAGGTGCATTCACACCTACTTGTACATCACAACAATTACCAGGTTATGAAGCTAAGTACGAAGACTTTAAAGCTATGGGTATAGATGAAGTTTATTGTGTATCAGTAAACGACTCTTTTGTTATGAATGCTTGGGCAAATAAAGAAGGTATAAAAAATGTAAAAGTTATACCAGATGGCTCAGGTGTATTTACTAAGGGTATGAATATGTTGGTAAAAAAAGATGATAAAGGATTTGGTGAAAGGTCTTGGAGGTATGCTGCTATTATTGATAACGGTGTAGTTGAAAAGATGTTTGAAGAACCAGGTAAAGAAGATAATTGTGCTTCTGACCCATATGGAGAATCATCGCCAGAAACAGTTATGAAATATCTAAACATGAAAAATGGTGATGATGTCTTATAACATTGACAATTAAACTAAACTATGATACAATTATATTATATTAAATTATGAAAAGGAGTGAATAATGAATCTATCAAATGACACAATATCTGTGTTAAAGAACTTTTCGGATATTAATCAAAACTTATTGATTAAACCGGGAAACAAAGTACAAACAATATCTACAATGAAAAATATTTTGGCTGAGGCTGAAGTATCAGAAAACTTTGAAAGTGAGTTTGGAATATATGACTTACCTGAATTTTTAAGATCGGTTGAACTATTTGAAAAACCTGAACTTGCATTCAATGGTAGTGGTCATGTAAAAATATCTCAAGCGTCACAATCAATCAAATATTTCTTTGCTGATAAATCAGTTATCGTATCACCAAGTAAAGGTATCAATATGCCAGACAAGCATGTGACATTTACTTTAAAGAAAGATGACTTTACAAAAATACTTAAAGGTGCTACTACTTTAAATTTACCAGACATTGCCGTAATTGGTAATGGGTCTACTGTTAAAATGGTTGCAACTGATAAGAAAAACAAATCATCAAACGAGTATTCTATTGATGTAGGTAAATCTGATAAAAAGTTTACTGCGTATTATAGAACAGAAAACTTTAAACAGATTGTTGATGATTATGATGTTGCGATTTCAAAAGCAAAGATTTCTCATTTTGTAAACAGAAACAAAGCTGTACAATATTGGATAGCATTAGAACCTGACTCTGAATTTTAAGGGGGGTTTTAAATGTCTGATTTTCTATGGGTTGAGAAATACCGACCTAAAAAAATAAGTGATTGTATTCTTACAGAAGACTTAAAGAAAACATTTACTGAATTTCTAAAACAAAAAGAGATACCAAATCTATTACTATCAGGTTCTGCTGGTACAGGTAAGACTACTGTTGCCAGAGCACTATGTGAAGAACTACATTGTGATTATATTATTATCAATGGTTCAGATGAGGGTAGACAAATAGATACTGTAAGAAGTAAAATCAAAAACTTTGCCTCTACTGTATCTCTTACTGAAGACGCTAATCACAAAGTTGTTATTATAGACGAAGCTGATTATATGAATGCTGATAGTGTTCAACCAGCGTTAAGAAACTTCATTGAAACCTTTTATAAGAATTGTAGATTTATATTTACTTGTAATTATAAGAATAAAATCATACCAGCCTTACATAGTCGTTGTACAGTAATTGACTTTAAGATCAACAATGGTCAAGTCAAAAAGACTGCTGTGGCGTTTATGAAGCGTATGGAAGGCGTTTTAAAGGGTGAAGATATAGAATTTGATAAGAATGTCTTAGCAGAGTTGATTCAAAAGTATTATCCTGACTTTAGAAGAACAATAAACGAGCTACAACGGTATTCAGTAAGAGGTAAGATAGATAGTGGTATATTATTCAATCTATCAGAGGTAAACACTAAAGAACTTATTAGAACATTAAAAGAAAAGAGATTTAATGATATGAGAAAGTGGGTAGTACAAAGCCTTGACAAAGAACCAGCATCTTTGTTTAAAAGTCTATATGAAACTTTATATACAAATTTAGATTCAAAATCTGTACCTCAAATGATATTAATTTTGGCTGGATACCAATATAAATCAGCCTTTGTTGCTGACCAAGAGATCAATATGGTCGCTTGTTTAACAGAGATAATGGCGGGTTGTAAATTTAAATAAACTAAATAGAACAAAGAAGAACATTATGCCAGGTAAGTGGGACGGTAGAAGTAGATTATCAAATGACAAATACAGGGAAAGTTGGGATAGAATATTCAAAACTAATCCTGTTGCCAAAGAAGTAAGAACTCCGAAGTTTAAACCTAGCGTAGTAAAACCAAAAAAAGGTAAAGGGAGTTATACGAGAAATGGCAAAAAGAACATTATTCAGAACATTGATAGTGAAAGCTAGAATGTTTTGGGCTGACATTAGAGGCCATCATGGTAAAGTTTGGAATTACGAACCAGGCGATTATTACATGGGTAGCCACAAAGGTCACAAAAAACATCTAAAAAGATAATGAAAGTTTTATATTATGTATCAATTGAAAGATTATCTAAACGCAATTAATTTTACAAAAGAAAAATTACTAGATACAGACGACCTTACATGGGAGAAAAAATATCCTCCTTTTGTGATAAACAAGTGTTTATCTATGCATTACGACTGTATTGCTCAAGCCAACGAAATGAATGGCTATCACTTCCTAGACAAAAAAGTACAGTTCAATTTTTACATAAATAGTATAAGAAAAGGAAAGCGATTTGGTGGAAAGTGGTTATCGCAGTCTAAATTGAAAAACTTAGAGTATGTAAAAGAGTATTATGGTTATAGCAATGAGAAGGCTAGAAGCGCTCTTAATATACTAACAATAGAACAAATTGAACAAATTAAGAATAGCCTTGTAAAGGGTGGGAGAACAAAATGAATGAAGAAATTATAAATTGGACGCCTAATAGTATGTTAGAAGTGACTATCAAACAGCCTGACGACTTCCTAAAAATTAGAGAAACCTTGACACGAATTGGTGTCGCTAGTCGGAAAGATAAAATACTTTATCAATCTTGTCATATATTACACAAACAGGGTAAATATTTCATAACACATTTTAAAGAACTATTTGCTTTAGATGGCAAGAAAGCAACATTATCTGAAAACGATATTCAAAGAAGAAACACAATATCTATTTTACTACAAGATTGGAATTTGATTGACATAGTGGATAAAGCAAAGTCAGACAATAAAGCTCCATTATCACAAATCAAAGTATTACCTTTTAAAGAAAAAAAAGAGTGGAACTTATCGGCAAAATATAATATAGGAAAAAAAGTGGAAGCCAAGGATAATACTGACAATGCAGATACCGAAGTTTAAAGAATTTATTACAGAAACAGATATAGGTCGTAAAGATAAACCTATCACAGTAGCTATCGTCACAGTAGCAGATTCAAAAGACCCTAAAGAAAATACAACAGCTGATTTAATTACAAAAGCATGTAAGAAAAAAAAGATTGAATGTATTATTGTAAATACTAAAACTACAATCATCACTTCAAAAGATGAAGACAAAGGTACTTTGACTGTATCAAACTATGACGGCAAAGGTGCTGAACATACTTTTACAGGTAGAGATACAGTTTGTATAACTAGAGGTGGCGCACTTGAAGATGAAGCTGGGTTATCTTTAATATCATCTTTTCAAAACTCACAAGCGTTTATGGTAAACACAAGAGCAGCAATGTTGACTTGTGATAATAAATTGACAACAGCTTTACTATTTGAGAAATTTGGTTTATCAACTCCAAAAACAGCATTCATTACAAACGAAAATAATATCAAAAGTGGTGTAGATATGATTGGTGGTAAATTTCCATTAATTCTAAAAACACTTACAGGTACACAAGGTGTTGGTGTTATTAAGATTGATTCATATGAGGCTTTGGTGGCGACTGTACAAGCCATGTGGAAACTAGAGGCTGAACTTCTAATACAAGAATATATGCCTAGTGATTTTGATGTAAGAACTTTCGTAGTAGATAATAAAATATTTGCTAGTACAAAAAGAAGCCACAGTAGTTATGACTTTAGGTCAAATACACACAGAGGCGCAGAGGCATCACCATATATATTAAGTGATGAAGAAACAGAATTAGTATTAAAAGCAGCTAGAGTTAGTAGAGCTTATATGGTTGGAGTAGATCATATTGTACACAATAAAAAACCTTATCTATTAGAGATTAATGGTAGTCCTGGATCAGGCGCTGATTACGAAGGTTATCAACATAGAGATTATTATGCTGACGCAGAACCAGCTGGTAGAATAGATGGTGAAAAAATGATGGCCAATGTAATAGATCATATACAAGATAGAGCTCATTGGGATAGACAATCACTTATAGAATGTGGTTGGTTAGAAACTGTTGAGTTAGATGAAGTAGGCAAAGTAAGAGTTAAGTTTGATACTGGTAATGGTTCAAAGGCTTGTGCTTTACATGCAGATAAAATTTTAGAAGATGGTAAGATTGTTAAATGGAAATATGATGGTAAAACTTATAGTAAACCTAGACACGGAAAAAGTGAAGTGTTTAGAGCAAACGCAGATGGTGAAGAGCCATCAGAAGTTAGACCAACTGTATTATTAGATTTAACATTTAACGGTTTTACATATAAAGATGTAGAAGTTGGTTTAGACCAAAGACCTAGATCAGGTTCTGACTTACTTGTAAATAGAGATTTAATGCGATTAATGAATATTAGTGTCAACCCTAATAGAACATTTGTATTGAGTAAACGATTAAGACC